ACCGCTCTGGTGGTGCTGATCCTCGTGCTGCTCGTGTTTGGTGGCGGCGGGTTCTACGGCTTCAACGGCGGCTATTACGGTGGCGCTGGCTTCGGTGGGATCTCCATCGCCGGCTTGCTGGTCCTGCTCCTCGTGCTGTATCTCCTCGGCATCCTGTGACCCCCGCAGAACGGAAAGCCGCACAGCAGGCCGAGGCGCAGAGCATGGCCCGGAAAGCCGGTTGCCGTCGCTCGGTCGAAGAAATCATGGAAAGCATCAGCAAGCGCTATCCGGTGATCATGGCGCACCTAGCCAAAGCCGAACAGGCTGAGGCCACTCGCATCGGCCCTGGCTCTGATAGGCCTGTGGCGCATCAGTGATCCGCCTCAAGTTCTGCACGATTGAGGTGCGCGACGGTGCTGTCTGGACCGTGTTTCCAGACGGCGCCGTTTCCGCTAACTACCCGCCCAGCGATGATGGCCAGTTCTACGCCATCGCCCTGATGTGCGGCTTCACCGACCCGATGCGCTACTGCCTCGCTCATGAGGTGACGCATGCCCTCGTGCCGGAGGTCATGTTTGACCGCGAGTCCTACGTGGTCGGTATGGCTGCAAGGGGCCGTAAGTGCTCCATCGCCGCTGCGAAAGCCGAGGAGCGCCTATGCTGGTATGTCCAGCGCGCGGCGTGCGGCGCAATCGCTACCGTCGATCCAGACTGGGTTTTGATCGCTGATCGTTTGCGTCAACTTGGTTTGGCTGGCGATCCCGCCACCGCGGGGCATGAAACCGATTGGCAAGCTTCTCATCGAAACTGAGTTTCGAGGCGCATTGCGCATACCCTAGAACGGCTTCATCCAGCTAATGCCGGTGCTATCGAATAGCCGCCACGAGCGGTTTGCTCAAGAATTCGCTAAGGGATCGTCTGCCAAGGCTGCTTACGAGGCTGCAGGGTATGAGGCAACCGGAGTGGCTATCGGCATCAACGCTGGTAGGCTGCTTAAGAATGCTAGCGTCAAAGCAAGGGTTGATGAGCTTCAGGCCAAGGGCGCTGAGGAAGCTGGCGTCACAATCGCTGCTGTCGTAGCCGAGTTGGCTAAGATCGGCTTCAGTGACCTCCGCAAGGCGGTCAGATGGCATTCCAACGTGACTGAGGTTGGCGAAGACCCTGACACGGGCGAACCGATCGTCAGAGCATTCAACCAAGTCGTGCTCATCGACAGTGACAAAATCGACGACGCGACAGCAGCAGCGCTATCAGAGGTCAGCCAGACCAAAGAGGGCGCGCTGAAAATCAAGTTCCACGACAAGCTTGGTGCGCTGGAAAAGCTCGGCAAGCACCTCGGCATGTTCAAAGAGCGGATAGAGCACAGTGGCCCTGGCGGTGGCCCGATCGAAACTGAAGCCCGCAACGATCTCGCAAGCCTCGAACCTGAGGACAGAGATGCACTTCGGGCGATCCTTGAGCGCCGCGCTCTCAAATCCGAGAGCGGCCCTTCGGGAGCTTGACCGCCTTGACTGCGAGCAGAGCCTAGCGGGGTTCATCCGCAGGGCATGGCACGTCATTGAGCCAGGCCAAGAGTACGTTCACGGTTGGCACATCGATGCCATCGCTGAACACCTTGAGGCCATATCGAACGGCCATATCTCGCGCCTGCTGATCAACATTCCGCCTGGAACGATGAAAAGCCTGTGCGTAGGGGTTTTTTGGCCGGCTTGGGAATGGGGACCTCGGGGGAAGCCTTCAACGCGAGTGCTGGCGACGTCGCATTCATTGCCGCTGGCCGTTCGCGACAATCTCAAGGCTCGCCGGCTCGTCCAGAGTGAGTGGTATCAATCCCTCTGGGGTGACAAGGTTACCCTGACCGGCGATCAGAACGCCAAAACTAAGTTTGAGAACACGGCTACGGGTTTTCGCGACGCAATGGCGTTCAAGAGCCTCACTGGCTCTCGCGGTGATCGGGTCATCATCGACGACCCGCTGTCGGTCAACTCGGCGGGATCGGAAGCCGAGCGAGAGGGCGTCAACCAGGATTTCCTAGAGGCGGTGCCGACCCGTCTCAACAACCCAGACCGCTCGGCCATTGTGGTCGTGATGCAGCGGCTTCATGAGCGCGACGTCTCCGGTATCATCCTTTCCAAGCGCCTCGGGTATGAGCATTTGATGCTCCCCATGGAATACGAGCCGGAACGGCAGTGTCGGACGTCGATTGGCTTCGTTGATCCACGTAACGAGGATGGTGACCTTCTCTTTCCCGCACGGTTTCCTCGTGAGGTCGTCGAGCGAGACAAGATCCCGATGGGGTCTTACGCTGTTGCGGGCCAATTCCAACAGCGGCCCGTTCCTCGTGAGGGCGGTCTGTTCAAGCGTGAGTGGTTTGCCGGCCAGTTTGTAGGCTCTGCCCCGGAAGGAACCCGGTGGGTTCGCCACTGGGATCTGGCCGCCACGGCTAAGGCTACAGCCGCTAGAACGGCTGGAGTTAGGATCGGAAAGACACCAGACGGCCGATATATCGTTGGGCACGTTGTCACGACGCAATCGGAAGGCAACAAGGTTCGGGAACTGATCAAGGCGACGGCGGAGACGGACCCTTCCGGCACCGAAATCAGCCTCCCCCAGGATCCTGGGCAGGCAGGCAAGGTCCAAAAATCCGACATGGTCGCCATGCTCGCGGGCTACATCGTCCATGCCGAACGCGAAGATGGTGACAAGGTCACACGTGCAGCTCCATTCTCGGTTCAGTGCGAGGCACATAACGTCTCCATTGTGCGCGGTGAGTGGAACGAAGCTTACCTCGACGAGCTGTGTTTGTTTCCGGCCGGCCAATTTAAAGACCAAGTTGACGCCTCCTCGGGTGCATTCGGGCGGCTAGTTACGAGCTTCCAAGCGCCGCCTACCTCCTCCCTCGTTCAGACCTACCGCAGGAGACGCTGAGTGGCCGATGATCCCTCCACTACGTCGGGCGAATACAACCGCATGGAGCCGAAATGGCGCCTTGTGTCGGATATCATGGCCGGTGTGGAGGCAATCAGGGCTCGGCGAGCGGCATACCTGCCGAAATATGAGGTCGAAACGCAGGGCGACTATGAGCGTCGTCTTTACTCAACGCCCTGGCGGCCTGAGTTCGCGGACATCCTTCAAACGCTGACATCCAAGCCCTTCGGGCGGGATGTCGCATTGAAGGGCAATGTGCCGGACGAAATCCAAGGCAAGCTCGACCCTGTAACGAAGATGCGGTCGGGCGGGTTGGTTGACGATATCGACGGCCGCGGAAACAGCCTGACGACGTTCGCATCGGAAGCGTTCTCCAGTGCCGTCGCCAAAGGTGCTCATGCCATTTTGGTGGATCATCCGCCGATGCCAGAGAAGGCCTCTAGGGCCGACGAGATTGCTATCGGTGCCAGACCCTATTGGGTTCAGGTGCCGTTCGACAACATCATCGCGCTATACACAGACATCGAGGGCGGGCGTGAGGTTATCACCCATGTCCGTATTCGAGAGTGTCGCACCGAACGTGACGGCTACGGTGAGAAGGTAATCAATCAGATCCGGGTCCTTGAACCTGGCACTTCTGAGGTTTTCGAACAGAACGACAAGGGCCTTTGGGTTAGTCAAGGCCGACAGCCTATGGTTCGCGGTGGGCGGCACAATAGCGTTCCGCTCGCTCTGTGTTTCCTCGGGAAGAGACTTGGGACGCAAGAGGTTAGGCTTCCGCTTCAGTCGGTCGCGGATATGAGCATCGAGCTGTTTCAGGCTCTGTCTCGCTACGAGGAAATCCTGACTTACGCTGGTTCGCCGATGCTGGCGGGTAATGGTATCAGCCCCCCAGGTCCTAAAGAGGGTCAAATAGCGGTCGGTCCTAAGACCATTCTCTTTGCCACTCGGACGGGCGATGGCCCCACCCCCTACTGGGATTTTGTTCAGCCCAAGGCCGAAAACATCACGGCCATCAAAGCTAGCGTCGAAGCTATCCAGTCCGATATGCGCCGGATTGGCTTGCAGCCTCTCACCGAGCAGCCAGGAAATCCGACTGCGACCGGTAAGGCCATTGATGCTGCGAAGGCTCACAGCGCCGTGAAGAGTTGGGCGTTGCTTCAGAACGACGCCATCGAACAAGCCATGGTGTTCACAGCGCAGTATCTCGGCATCGAGACTACGATCCAGACTGAGGTTTCGACGGACTTCAGTGTGCTGCCTTATGCGGCGGAGCCGCTAAAGGCGCTTCTGACGGCACGAGCTACGAAGGACATCTCGCACGAGACGCTGATCAACAGCCTCAAGCGCTTCGATGTTCTCGCTGCCGATTTCGATGTGGACACGAACGAAGTTCAGCTTAGGGCTGAGGCTCAGCGGCTTGCGGCGGCTGGTGCGGTCCCAGCCGAAGAGACGATCCGCGTTCAGGACTGACGTCCGTAAGGATGGCGTCCGCAAAGGCAAGCGTCCGAAGGCCAATTGAGACCTCAACGGACACCGTTTCCGGGGCCGTTTCGAATATCCGTTAGGGCATACCCCAGCGGACATGCTGCGATGCAGCAAAATCATCTCACGATCGTCAAGTGGGAGATGCCTCAGCCAAGGGCCAACCCGAAGCTGGGTGCATGAGCTGGATGGCTCAAAGACGAGAGTAGACATGCTTCGGTTCATTTGGACTGGGTGCATGGGGCCGGATGGCCCAACTCTGAGGAAAAAGAGATGAAACTTCAAACGGTTGATATCGACGGCAAAACTTATGCCGAGGTAGAAGATGGCAAGCCCGTCTTCATGTCCGACGACAACAAGCGTATCGCTTTTGATGCACCGCATACGATTGCTACCGTCAATCGGATGAATGGTGAGACAAAGGCTCAGCGCGAAGCGCGTGAAGGGCTTGAGCGTCGTCTGAAGGACTACGACGGGATTGACGATCCTGATGCCGCCAGGACAGCTCTAGAGACAATCCGCAATCTTAAGGATGGTGATCTCGTCAAAGCTGGCGAAGTGGAGACAGTTCGTGCCGCTGCTCGTAAGGCGGCTGATGAGCAGGTCGCTAATGAAGTCAAGCGCAGCGGACTCAAGATTAAGGACCTTGAGAAGGAGCGTGACCAGTTCCGGAGCCTCTACACGAATGAGAAGATTGGCCGAGTCTTTAACGGCTCAAAATTCATCAACGATAAGTGCCTTGTTCCTGCGCCGATGATGCAGTCGCAGTTCGGTTCGCATTTCCGCGTGGAAGAGGGCAATGTCGTCGCCTACAATGGTGATGCGAAGATCATGTCCGTTTCTCGGCCTGGAGACGTGGCTGAGCCCGATGAAGCTCTCGAACTCCTCGTCAATGCATACCCATTTCGCGATGCCATTCTGAAGGGCACGGGCTCTTCTGGAGCAGGATCGCGCCCAAGCAATGGATCTTCCGGCGAACGGCGTATGAGCCGTGCCGAGTTTGAAAAGCTTCCGCCCATGCAACAGCGCAAACTCGCGCTGGAGCACGTCTCTTTCTACGACTGACACGCCTTTGGGCGGGATAACGAGCCAAGTCCCTGATGAAGGGCGGCGCTTCGTGTCGGTCTGACCCCAGCACCCCCCTTCATCTTTGAGGTAATCCTTTGTCCAATACCCTGACGGGGTTGATCCCCACCCTGTACGAGTCGCTTGACGTCGTGTCGCGTGAAGGCGTCGGTTTCATTCCGGCCGTCCAGCGCGACAATGGCAACTTTGCCCGCGCCGCTGTGGGGCAGACCGTCAATGTGCCGATCGTGCCTCAGGTCACCCCGGTCAATCTTGTGCCTGGTGTGACTGCGCCGAACGATGGTGATCAGGTTATCTCGACCGTTCCGCTCACCCTGTCGCGTTCCATGTCGAGCGCGATCCGGTGGAATGGCGAGGAAGAACTTGGTCTGAACAACAATGGTCCGGGCACCGGCTCCATCTTGGTCAACCAGTTCGCGCAGGCATTCCGTGGCCTCGTCAACCAGGTTGAGAGCGATATTGCCACCGCCGCCGTGAAGGCTGCGTCTCGGGCGACTGGCACTGCCGGATCGACGCCTTTCGCAACGGCGGCCAATCTCACTGACAGCGCGAGCCTCGCGCGCATCCTCGATGAGAACGGCGCCCCCATGGGTGACCGCCACCTCGTGCTTTCGGCTCCCGCAATGCAGAACCTGCGCGGCACCCAGGCCAACCTGTTCAAGGTTAACGAAGCGGGTACTGATGACCTGCTGCGGCGCGGCACCATCGGTCAGCTGGAAGGCTTCGGCCTGCACTACTCGCCGCAGGTCAAGACGATCGTTGGAGGGACTGGCTCGGGCTTCGTGACCGGTGCTGCGTACCCCATTGGAGCTACCATCATTGCGGTGAGCACCGGAACCGGTACGATCAATGCCGGCGACGTAGTGCGTTTCGCGGGCGACACCAACCAGTATGCGGTCGTCTCGGGGACGACTGGTCCTGGTTCCATCACCATCGGCGTCCCTGGTCTGAAGGTCGCTCAGGGTGCGTCTGGCGTTGCCGTGACCATCGTTGGGTCCTACACCCCCAACATCGCCTTCACCCGCGATGCCCTCGTGCTGGCAACGCGTGCTCCGGCTCTTCCCAGCTTCGGCGGCCAGACCAAGGATATGGCGGACGATCATCTTAAGGTCACCGATCCTGTTTCGGGCCTGACATTCGATGTCGGCGTCTATTATCAGTTCTACCAGGTGAACATCCGCGTCTCTCTTGTGTGGGGCGTTGCCGTCATCAAGCAGGACCACATTGCCATTCTCGAAGGCTGATCGGCCTTCGCCCTCTCAATCATAGGAGGCCAAAAATGGCCGATCAGACTGATACCAAGACCGTTGACGTGGACAAGGCAAAGGCCGACGCTCAGGCCGCTCGCATCACTGCTGTTGACGCTCAGGCCAAGGCCGACGATGCGACGAAGTCCAAGGAGCAGCTTGCTGCCGATAAGGCTCGTGTTGATGCCGCCAAGGCTGAGTCAAAGGCTGCCGAAGCTGACGCTTCGACGCTCTTGACCGAGCCCATGACGGCCATCGAAGCCAAGGTCGTGTCTCCTCACTTGACTGAGGAGATGGGCGCTGCTGACCACTTCGCCCAGAAGTTCAGTAATGACCCGGCCAATCCCCACATCGCCAAGGGCGAGCATGCTGACCCTGACCTCTGCACCGTCAAGATGACGATGGTGAAGGCCGACAGCATGGATCAGCCCATCTTCACGATGGTGCATCCCGAAATGGTGGGCGATTACGCCCGGGCTGGCTGGAACGTCGCCTGACCCCATGGTGATCCCGACCGTCGCCATCCACCATCCGCTTGCCCACGACGTTCGTATGGTCATCAACGCCAGCGACTTCGTTGAGGGCGAGCATCACCTGTGGACTGAACCCCAGGTCTCCCTTGGCGATCTTCGTATCGCCAAGGGTGCCCGTGGTTTGTGGTTTGTGAAGCGCGATGGCGAGGCGGTGACGACCGGGTTCAAAACCGAGGTCGAAGCGCAAGCCGCATTGGCGGATATGTCGTGAGCCTGTCGGTCGAAACTGGCTTTGGCGTCATCACTGCCGATGCGTATGTGTCGGCAGCGGACTGCGCAGCCTACGCTGCGAACCGTGGCCTGACGTTCGCTGCGGACGCCTCGGCCGACAGCGCGATCCGTCGTGCCACATCGTATATCGACAACACGTATCGCTTGCGGTTTGCCGGCTACCGGACCTTTCGGCGCCTTCAGGGCCTCGAATGGCCACGAACTGGCGCTTTCTACCAGTACCCCGATAACGTGGCGTCACCGTACCTTTACGGCGCTGGCGTCGACGGATCGCAGTACGGCTATGCCGCTTGGCCTTTCGATCCGATAGGCATCAATACCGTACCGCCCGAGATCATCACAGCGACCTGCGAAGCCGCCATCCGTGAGTATGCCGACCCCGGCGTGCTCCAGCCCGATTTGGATCGTGGTGGCGCCGTATCGCTGCTCAAGGCCGGTTCGGTCGAGGTGAAATACGCTGCCGGTGCTCCGGCTCAGACCGTGTTTCAGATCATCGACGCTGCGCTCTCTGGCCTCATCGGCGTGCAGAGCGCCTACAGTGCGAGAGCGGTTCGGGGATGATGCTTGCGAGCATGTTCCTGCTTTTCCTGATATGATTACCTCCTCATAATCGGAGGTTACGATGTACCCCTGCGCCACATGGAAAGGCGTTCCGCTCGTTAAGCTCTCTGAGATCGCATTTGCTGAGTTCGAAGCTTGGGTGAAAGGGGTCCCTGACCCCGAAACCGGCATTCGGATCGGCCAAGCGTTCCGCGATGAGACCAGTAAGGCCCTCAGTGCCTTGCTAAGCGAGAAGCGACGTCGGGAAGGCATGTCAAAAGGTGGCCAGCCCGCTTAGCGGCTCTCTCGCCCGCACGATCGGCAAGGCGCTGGCTCCGGTGTTCCTGCCGGCCACGCTGACGCGCGGAGGCACCCTCTATCCCTGCCGTGGCATCTACGAGCAGTGGGGCAAGAACCCTGGCCCTGGCGGCGCTCTGACAACCCCAGATGTGAAAGCCCTGCTGCTAGCAAAATCGCTCGCGGTCGAGCCCAACTCCGGCGATGTGGTCACGCTGCAGGGCTCGACTTTCGTCGTTGTGTCGAATGTGTCGAATGTCGACACCAAGTTGGCGGTCTCGACCGATCCGGCTAGGGCGACATGGTCCCTGATCGGCAAACTGGTCACAGGCGCCGGACTGCCGGTCGATGTGGGTGACGCCTACGCCCAGACGGCGCAGGCGCTCGGTCTGCCCTACCAAGTGTTTCGCTCGGCGGCCTCTAACCCGCTTCAGACGACGCCCGTCGAAACCACTCCCGTGGTGGTGACGAGCGCCAAGTCCCCCGGCTTTGATTTCAAGCGCTCGTCCACCTACGACGACGTGCTGTTCGCCCTGCAGGCGGATTTCACGAACATCCACATCGGCGACTATCTCGTCGGCCCTGCCGGCACGCTGTTCATCGCCGACATGCCTTCGCTTCGCCCCGTGGTGGCGGTGCTGTGCAACACTACGGTTTCGGTCACGCGGCCGGGGCAGCAGTTGTCCTCGACAGGTGGACAGGCCCCCGGCCTTCCAAGCCAGCCCGGCAACACCGGATCCTACTGGGGCAGCAGCACCAAGGTCACGACGGACCCGAATGGTGCTGGTGAGATCGCGATCAAGTCTGGCATCCCGGCCTCGATGATCGGTACGACGGGACGCGCTACGGGTGTAGGCGAGCTTCCGAGCGATGCGCCTGGCCCAAGCCGTTGGCGGGTGTACGTGCCGCAGTCCGCGTTTCCCAAGGGGACAATCAAGGACCGCGACATCCTCACCGACGACCAAGGCGAGCGGCTGCAGGTCAGCGCCGACTACTTTTCGACCATCGGTTATCGTCTCGAATGCGTGCGGCTGGAGAACTGAACCTTGGCCGACGAACACGAGCTTCGATCCGAAGTCATCTCTCTCCGTGAGCAACTTTGCGAGACCCATGGGCTGATGCGCTTCCTCGTTGAGATGGCGAGATGGTCGGCCAGTATTCAGGACCCGAGGATCGCTAAGCCTGTCATGGAAATGGCGGGGATTGTTAGCAGAAGGCTCGATCAACTCAGCCCACCTGAGCCCAAGTGATTGTGGCTGGAAAATTGAGGTGATGTAGTCTATATTCGGATCGTAGCCACGTTGGAGCGTGGCCACGATCCTGACCACCCAAGCGTTGGAGCGCTGGAATGGCTGAACTTCAGTTATCATCCCCTGTCCTGACCGCAAGCACTTTGCGCGAGACGCTGATTTATGATCCAGAAACGGGTATTTTCACGCGGCGAATTGCTACAGGACGTTGGGGTAGGTCGAAACCAGGAACGCCAGTTGGTTATGTCGACAGGCTAGGTCGCGTAAATATCCGTCTTGAAGGGCTTCACCGCGCTCATCGACTTGCGTGGCTGTATCAGACGGGCGAGTGGCCTATCGCTGAGGTCGATCACGTAAACGGGAACCCAAGCGACAATCGTTGGTCAAACTTAAGGCCAGCAACCCGTTCTCAGAACACGCAAAACGCTAAAATGAAGCGTTTCAATTCGCATGGATGGAAAGGCATCTATTTTTGCAAGCAAACGCAAAAGTGGAAGGCTAGGGTAATAGCGAATGGAAAATCCATTTATCTCGGCGTATTCGAGTGTCCGGCGGCAGCGCATTTTGCTTATATCGTTGGTTCGACAATTCATCATGGTGAATTTGCCAGGATTGACTAGTGACTGATCTCGCCGATGTGATGGATGCGCTTCAGCGCCTCGCCATCGCCGCCATCTACCCCGACGCTGAGATTGATTGTCCCTGCGACTGCCCCGCATCCGGTCCGCCGCATCTGTCGATCACGAACACCGTGGTCAACATCGCTCAGGGCTGGCCCCCAGCGGCAGCGGTGGACAGCGCGATGAGGGCGGGCAACAGCTTGATCAGCATTTACGCCGTCCCGTCCTCCACGTCGAAGCTGCAGGTGCCGCTCTCCACGGGGGATGACAGCCTCGTGGAAGCCCCTTTTCATGGGATGGGGGCTGAGGTCTCAGAAACAGGTTTTCGGCTCTACGGGCTTCCCTACGAGCGGGAATACGCCACGGCGATCGTGGACGGCAAAGCCTACAGCGTTGCGGCGCAGTTTGGCGACACCGTCGAGGGTGTTGCGGCGTCACTAGCCTACCAGATTGCGGCCGACAAACCCGGCGCAACATGGTTTGCGAGTGGTGGCGACGCCGAAGTCGTCATCCCGTACCTGTCCCGTTTAATCGTCCGCATCGGTGCTCCCGGCAAGCTTGGCAGGATTGTGGACCGGCAGCGGTCAAATATCATGATCGGTGTTTGGGCCCCGAACCCCTCTGATCGTGCCGTCCTCGGCGCTGCCCTCAAGGTGATGGTCGGCAAGAACCTCACGGTTCAGATGCCTGACCAGACGCGGTCGATCTGGATCGCTCAGACTGAGAACCTTACCGACAAATACGAAAATGAACTCGCGTTCCGCCGTGACCTCACTGTGCAGGTTCAATGGGACACGGTCGAAATCTACGACGCTTACGAAGTCACGAGCGTCAATGTCCGGCTCACAGCTTCCGACAGCCGCACCCACGTCTATTAGGGTCACCTCATGCCTTTCGAAATGACTGTACACGACGCGTTCACCGAACGCTTCGACGACGGCGGCATGCGCGTCTGGAGCCGCGGTGAGGACATCACCGATCCTGCCATCGTCGATCGGCTGAGGAACAACCCCGAGGTTATCCGCAACCTCGTGCAGCGCTGGGTCGATGATCCGCCTGCCCCACCCGAGAAGGCCGAGAAGCCCACCAAGGCTGACGCTCCTTCCAAGTCCGCCACCTCCGCACCGGCCTCGGCGCCGGCCGCCGCTTCCTAAAGGATCGCCACCTTGGCCCTCACTTTCCGCGACGGCACCGTCGACATCGCCGCGATCTCGACGCCCGGCGTTGCGATCGACATTATCCCGCCGTCTCCGTTCGTCGGGGCCGCACCGTCCAACATCGAGGCCTTCGTTGGCGTCGCCTCGTGGGGCACGCCCAACACGATGCAGGTCGCCTCAGGTGCTGCGGATGGCTATGCCAAGCTCGGCACGCCGCAGGTTCGCTATGGCGATCTCGCTACGGCGCTGGCCGTGCAGCTCAGCCAGGGTACGGCTGGCAGCTACCGCTTCGTCCGCGTGACGGATGGCACCGACACCGCTGCTAGCGTCACGCTGCCGGGCAATTTCGGGCGTTTCACTGCTCGATCCTCGGGGTCGCTCGGCAACAGTATCGGCGTCGCCTTCGCGGCTTCGACAGCGGCCGGCTCGATCTCGGCCATCCTGCAGTTCCCCGGCAAGATCGGCGAGCGCTACGACAACATTTTTCAAGGCCTCGCCTCTGTCGCTGTGACCCCTGGGGCTGGCTACACCTATGTGCCGAGTGCCATGGTGCCGCCGCCTCAGAAGGCTCTCAGCGCGGTTCCCGCTCAGGTTCTGCCGACCCTTGTGACGTCTGGCTCGCCGACCGTCACGGCGCCCGGCACGACCTACGCCGTCAACGACACCATCACGCTCGGCGGCGGTGTCGTTCTCACTGTGACCGCCATCGGCACGAACGGCGCAGTGACCGCCGTCACGGTGACGACGCCCGGCCGTCTGACCTCCGGTGCGGTTCCGACTGGCGTGCAGTCGTCGACCTCCGGTTCCGGCACGGGCGCCACGTTCGGCCTCAACTGGGTCTTGGGTCAGCCCACCATCGTCGCTGGTGGCGGTTACTATTCTGCGACGGGTCAGGCGCTCACCATCACCCTTCAGGGTGGCGGCGCCACGACCCCCGGTAGCTACGCCCCGACGATGACCTATGGCGCGGCTCTGGCTACCGCCGTGAACTTCGGCACGCAGCAACGCCCCAAGTCCGGCTTCGTGGTCTTCACCCCCGGCACCGGCACCGGCACTCCTGCTCTCAACACGGTTTACAACCTCACGGGCGGTACAGACGGTGCTGCGGGCGTCACGCCGCTTCTTCAAGCTGGTCAGGATGGATCGTCTCTGTCCCGCACAGGCGCTTATGTCCTTCGCAGTTCCGGCATGGACATGTTTACGCTCGTTGATTGCGTCGACACCAGCGTGATCCCCGCCATGTTGCAGCTCGCGATTGATGAGACAGCGGTTTACAGCTTCTCGTCGGCGAACGGCGATACGATCCAGAACGCCATCAACACCCGTCAGACGCTGGGATTTGATGACGTGGACCTGCAGTTCATCGTGGGTGACTGGCCGACCTTCAACGATGGTCAGAACGGCACGCGGGCTGTGTACCCGTCGCTGTTCGCCCTCGCCCTAGCCGGCAATCTCTCCCCCGAGCAGGGCTTCATCAACAAGCGCCTGAACGGCGTCCTGTCGACCAACCTTTCGGCTACGGGCATTCCGATCTCCAACGCCGACAACGCCACCGCTCAGGAAGGCGGCGTTGACATCATCGGCAAGACCGCCGCGCTCGGGGTGGACTACTTCACCTTCGTGACCGGTCGCAACGCGTCGTCGAACACGGCTGCCAGGGGGATGGAATATCCGCGGCTGACGAATTTTGAGGCGCGTTCTCTCGCAGGTCCGGCAACGGCGGCTATCGTCGGCCGGTTGCAGTCTCTCAACCGTCCTGATGATCCGACGCGTAAGCTCGCCAAGGCTCTGCTCGATAGCTTCTTCTCTGTCCAGACGCAGCCGCAGTTCGGCTCTGGCGGGTACGGCATCATCGATGACTTCGCGGTGCAGTGCGATCTCAGGAATAATACCCCCGCTTCTATTCAGCGCGGGTTCTTGTTCGCTTATGTCGCTGTTCTCTACCTTAATGTGATCCGCGTTTTCGTGATCCAGTTGAATGGTAGTGGGGCTACTGTGCTCCCCGGTGCCGCGCAGTCAGCTAGCACCACGAACCTCTCAGCGGCTCTCGCGTCGCTCGCCGGCACCAATAGCTGATCCTCTTCATCACATATCGCTAGGAGGGCCGTATGCCGGTCAACAACCAGGTCGTGGGCCGGGACTACGACCTTTCTTTCTTTGATGCTCGCACGAACGGGGTCGTTGACCTTGGTGACGTTCAGTCCGTCAGCATCAAATCGAACAAGCACCAGATCAAGTCGTCTCCGTATAACGACAACCCTCGTTTCGGATATATCGAAGACGGCTACTCGATTTCGTTCCAGTTCGTTCGCACGACAGCGGCCTTGGAGGATTTCGCTCTTGATCAGGCTTCAACGTTTGCTGCAGGCGGCAACTGTCCGGCGGGCATCCTGAACGAGACTGTTCGATATTCGGATGGAACGAGCCGGTCGTATCAGTACACCGGGTTTGTCTTCCATCTCGACGATGTCGCCGACATCAGCCGTGAGAAGAACGTGACCGCCCGAGGCGAAGGCATGGCCAGCACTAAGAAGCGAGTTTCTTGACGTGATTGACCCTAGCGAAATCAAGCAGCGTTACACAAAGCGTGAAAGCGCTACCGATGCTTTCGGCCGCGTAATCACTGTTAGACGGCTGAACCCTGCGGAGCAGCTTCGTGCTGCGGAGATGTCCAGCAACGATGTTGCCTCTCAGACGATCCGTTTTGTGTGCGGCCTGACGGGTATTGCTGACGACAGCGGTTCCGATGACTTCTCGTTTCCCAAGAGCCGAAGTGAGCTAGACGCCCGTCTGGTGCGTCTCGATGATGAGGGGCTAACCGCCCTCGTCGAGGCTACGGCAAAGATCTATGGCGCCGATACTCCGAAGGATGGAGCCGTCCAGAGCCTCCCTGAGAAGGCAAAAAACTCCTAGAGGGTCCAGGGTTCCGCCAAGCCCTGTGGCTCATTAAAAATGGTCTGTCTGCAGATTTAGTTTTCGCCATGAACCCTGACGAGTCGCTGGCGTGCGCGATCGGGTTCCGCGAGATGGCATCGCCCGGCCGCATGGACTGGGAAGAGATGCAGTGGGTGGATGACTAGGACAGGTAGCCTTTGGCCACTAGGATCTCGGCCAGAAGCCGGCGCATGGCTTCTGCTCTTGACGGTTTCGGCTCGGGAAGCGTCTCTCTCCACGCCTCAATCGCACCAAGAAGATCCGATGGGATCCGTAGCCCTTGATGGGGTGTAACCCCTGTTGGGGGTCTGCCTCGTTTTTTATGGGTATCAGGGTTTGACATCGGCATAATTAGTGGGTATCACAAACAAGACGGGCCGCCAAGGTGTCTCACCACCAAAGCGGCCCTAACCCCAGCGACCCTTAGGAGATCGCCATGGCTACCGTCTCTTACCTCAATCCCGATCACTCGTTCAACCGCGCTTCCATCATGCGCCAGGCTTGGGCTGCTGCCCGCGCCGCCTTGGTGCCGCCGCGCCCTATCCGGGGTTTCACCCCCGCACCGCGTCCGACGCTGCGCGAGGCCTTCAAGGAGGCCCTGCGCCGGGCCTGGGATCTCGCCCGTGGCCAGCGTGCCTGCCAGCAGCACAAGGTGACCACCGTTGCCGAGACCGCCCGCCGGTCCGCCCTTCCGGCCGTCGAGCGCGAGGTTCTGAACCTTCGCGAAGCCCGCGCTATCGCCCCAATGACCGATAGCACCCTTCGTATGGTGGCCGACCTCGTCGCCATCGATGTGCGGGCCGCTTCTCTCGGCATTCGGCTGTGAGGGGCGTCGCCATGAGCAAGTCCACAGCCGCCGCCCCGTCCCGGTTTCATAACCTCTCGGATCACGACCTCGCCGATTTGCTCGGCAAGGCTGATGCTATCGCCAAGGCGGCTGCTGCCGAATTGGAAGCGCTGAAGGCCGAAGCCAAGCGCCGCGAGGTCGAAGAATTGATCGGTGACGAGTTCACAGTAACCGTTACCGAGCAGATCGCAGGCCGGGTCGATACGAAGAAGGTCAAGGATTTTCTCGGTGATCGCTACTCGGCTTTCGAGAATGCTGTCATCAGCACCGACGTGCGCGTGAAGGCGATCAACCGCCTTGCGATAGCGGCTTGAGGAGGGAACCATGACTAACTGGCTCCCCATCTCCGATCTCGTCCACGAGAATGGACTTCAGGTCCAACTTTGGGCCGAATATGCTCGCGTTTCAGCATGGACATGGTCTGACGATCGCCAGCGCTGGGAACGCGATGGCGCTGACGGCATTCACTGGGCCGAGGGTGATGAGTATGGCCCGACGCACTTTTGCCTGCTGGCTGAGGCGCCGACGATGATGGCGAAGGCGGCGTGAGCGTCCTCACTGTCGTCGATATCAAAGCGGACGGCGAGGGTCAATCGGCCCTGACTATTTTCAGCTTACCGCTAAGCCACAAATTGCCTACGCTGATAGCAACGCATCCCGACAGTGCCTGATAGTTGTTTGGCGATCCGACACCCATCAGTTTCATGCACTGCGCTTCCATATCCGCTGGGGCGGAGTCCCACAGATTTGAAATCTTCTTCTTGGCTTCTCCCTCATTCGTGATGCAACCTTCTTTGAAGAGAGGGTTGTCACCGAGCAAGGCTGAAACCTTAGCGCAATACGATGACATATCGTATTGCGGAAAAGCTGGCCTTTCCTGCGCATGGGCCGATGCAATGACTGACTGCGCCAGCATGCCAATCAGGACAGCCAACGCAATGCCGGCCGCGATGGTCCCACACCAAGCAGCGAACGACCGGAATCCATTTTCATTCGCTGCTTCAGATCGGCCATAGGCGACTACCAACCCAATTCCGCCACTGATAGCCAAGCCTGCGAACAGCAGTCCGTGCCCAAGCCCGAATGCGACCCATGCTGGCGCGAACGCCGCAGTGATTACCACCATCCGTTTCGGCCAGTTCGGCACGTAGGTGTCGAAAACGATGTCATCGTCATAGCGACGTGAGCCATGGTGCTCATAGGCCGAAAACCGAAGCGGACCGATCCTGCGTGAAATCCTGAAGCTCATGGCTTCCTCCCTCGTCGTCAGCAACGCGCTTGGTTCGCGAAAGTGTCAAGATAGAGGCATGCCATGCCCCCGATGACGCCCGTTAAGGAGGTGATTGAGGGCCTTCGCCGTCATGAGTTCGAGCTACGCTTTGCCCTTGAGCGTGACGTTCGGCTGAACATGGAAGTCGCCGCCAAAGTGTCTCGCGGTTTCATCGGCCACGAGATCGAAGGGTGGGCGCCCCTATCACCTGCTACGATGAATGGGTTTTATTCGCCAGACGCTGGGTGGATCAAGGGTAAGATCGAACTCGGCTACGTCAATCAGATCTCAGCAACGGACCCCCTTCTAAGGACTGGAGAGTTGCGAGACAGCATTGGTGGCGAAGCCGAAGAGGTTGGCATCGGCGTCAGAGGTATCGTCGGCTCCACTTCAGATATTGCCGCTCTACAAGAAATGGGCACCTCTCGCATCCCTGCTCGTCCTTTCCTCGGCCCCGCCCTGATGCTGGCCGAAACTAAAATTGCTGAAGACCTAGGCCACCTTGCAATCCGCGCTCTGACACCGGGATCCCGGCTTTGAACGAAGTCTTCAAAACAGGCGCTGTCTTCGACCTCGTCAATAATTTCTCGCCTGAGCTGGCGAAGGTTATCGGCGGCTTGGAGAAGTTTGATAAGGCCATTCAGGGGTCGCAGGCGGAACTGAAAAAGTTCGGCTTTGGGAACCTTGCTGAGCGCACGGGTAAGCAGCTTGATGCGCTGGTGCAGACCACTGGCCTCGCCGTTGATAAAATGATCGCTCATTTCGCTCGGGTGGACAAAGCGGTCGACGGCACGATGGGCGCGGTCGGAAAGCTGGGGGCCGCAATGTCCGGCGACCTGAACGCTGCGGCCAAAGCCGGAGCGGATGGGGTCATCGGCAACCTTGGGTCTGTCGATAAGGCGCTGACCGGCTCAATGGCCGAGGTGGCTCGCCTCGCTGGGGCGCTCACAGGCGATCTCACAACGGCCGCTGGTACGGCATCGACAGAACTGGTTGCCGGCTTCGGTCGAGCCGACGCTTCGATTGCAACGGCGGTGGCTTCGGCATCGGCGCTGAAGACTGAAATCGGTTTGGCTGCAGCGGCGGCAAACGGGATGCGTATCCCGCAGCTACCTGGCATTGGTGGTGGTGGTTCAGGTCGCGGCGGCGGGGGAGGTCACGGGCCACGGCACGGTTTGCACATGCGTGCTCCTGACATGCATATTCCTGGCGGTGGCCATGTTGGTCTTTCGCAGGGTAGCAGCGGTATGGTTCCGGCCATCGGCGCGCTTGCCGCTGGCGAGGTGGTGAAGTCCAGCATCGAGCATGCGTTCGATTTTGACCACTGGGTCGCCATTCTCAAGGCGAACGGCATGTCGCCTGAGAGGATCGATTCGGCCAAGCAGGCTGCATGGGCGAATGCGGGCGCCAACCCAAACGCGTCAGCGACTGACAGCCTGAAAACGATCATCGAGCTCAACAAGGTGACTGGCAACCTAGAGGAGTCGATGAAGCTGCTGCCGACTTTCTCGGTGGCAGAAAGCGGAATGCAGTCCGTCAAGGCCGAAGGCCTCCATAGCAGGTTCAATGCCGGCACTCAGGTCTTCAACTTCGCGAAGGCCCTTGAGGAGATGAACGCAACCCAGAACCCGGAGGACAAAACTCCCGAGGAACGGGAAGCGCGGGTCAAGCTCTACAGCCGAGAGCTTCTTCGTACGATGATCACCTCGAACGGTACGTTCGATGGCAATGCCGCATTCGCCATGACTAATAACTCAGGCGGAGCATCCCAGAACTGGGATATGAATATGGCCACGATCGTCGCTCCGCTGTTGGGTGACATAATGAAGCACAGCAAGCTTGGCAACGCAGACTACATGGCGTTGAAATCCTATGCTGGCGGTGGCATTACCTCTAAGGCAACGGCGGCGCTGGTTAAATACGGCTTAGCTGATGCGGCGACCGACACCTATACTGACAAAACTGGCATTCATCTCAATGCGAACAGCCATTTCGCCGAAGGCATCACGGAAAACATCTGGGATTGGTCAACCAAGAAACTAGAGGCTCTGAGGGCTCACGGGATCGATACGAACGATCAAAAGCAGATGAACGAGATCATCAATGAGATCGGGTCGAACAAGTCGACTACCATGCTCATGCGTGCCGTTTTGGAGCCAGGCACACGTAATCAGATGCAAAAGGAAATCAATCAGCGGGGGCTTGTCCCTGAAGATGCGGCCGGCATTCTCACCAAGAATGATCCCGTTCTGAAGCTTGATGCTATCCATAAAAAGTGGGACGACTTCCTGACCGCACTTGGCGGCCCCATGACGGATACGGCTATCACGGCTCTAACGAAGATAGCGCATGGTCTCAACACCATGGCCCAAGCCATGGAGGCCCATCCAGAAGCCACAAAGAACATCGGCGTTGCACTCGCTGGGGTTGCAGTTGGTTTGGGCGCACTGGCTGTTGTGTCGTTTACAGCTTTTGTGCCAGGCGGTGCGGTCGTGCTGGGTCTCACGACGCTCGCGAGCGCGCTAACTGCTTTAGCTGCAGTCAACTGGGATCAGGTTGAAGCCGCTGGCAAAAGACTAAAATCCTTTGTCGCTTCGTTCGCTGATACGATGGCGACGACGGCTGAAAAGCTTGGGAAACTCCCAGGAGTTGGCGCGCCGTTCCGCGACACCTCAAAGCCGACGTTTGACCCGAATGCCATCCCCCCGTCAGGTTTTCTGCCGATGGCGTTTCAAACAGGCGGCACAGCCAACGACAACAGCCCCATGGTCGACATGCTCGCTCAGGGCGTGTTCAAGGGCTTGCAGATGTACGCCAATGGCGGCGGTGCTGCTGGTGGCATGGGGGGTGGTGGCGGTGGCATCATCAACGCCAGCTATGGCGGGGGCGGTGGTTTCGGCGGGGGCGATAGCCCGCTGCTGCGCGGCGCTCGTGGGGGCGGTGGTTTCGGGAGCATAGACCGAGCGGCCGGCGAAGGATCGCCGATCTCAGGTTCGATGGGCACCCGTGGCGAAGCGGCGATGAGCCACCTGATGTCCGTGGGCGTGTCGCGAGAGGCGGCAGCGGCGATTGTTGGCAATGCCCAGCAAGAGTCGTCAATCAGCCCGAATGGCCGCCCAGGCGACCACGGCACAGCTCATGGCATGTTCCAGTGGCGGTTCGAACGGTTTGACGCGCTGAAGCGGTTTGCTGGCTCTCATGGCAAGTCGTGGACGGACGCCAACACGCAGCTTGACTTCATGGTCGACGAAGCCAAGCACCGCGGCAACGCGGGATGGCTCACCGGGCACGATGTTGGGGCCGCAAACGAAGGCATGCGGCGGTTTGAGCGGTACGGTGACAACTCCTACGGCACCCGCCTCGGCAACGCGCACATGTGGATGGGACGAGGCGCGGCTCCGACTGTTGCCGCGCCTCGTCCGAGGGTCACGCCTGGCGGGCCGGCGGCAGGGGGCGGACAGGCCATGAATGTCACCTTGCACAACCATACGCACCTCGACGGCAAAGTGATTGCTAAGTCGACGACGAAGCACTCGGTCAACATGATCGCTCAGGCTATGGCTCACCCAACGACGACTGGATCAGTCAATCCAAGGGTTCACTACTCGCATGGAGGGGTTCCCCTCACCGACGCCGCATGACCTACATCAGCGCCACAGATACCGGGTCGGCGAACGTCCGCTCGCCCCGCGTCTGGCTGTCTCTCGGCGGCACCCGCCTCCCCTGCATCACCGCGACAGTGACGCGTAAATCCGAAGGCGAGGCCGACACGTTCACGGCTGAACTGGCCATTGATGAGACGGCTCAGGCTGGTTTTGGCTATGCCGAGTGGGCCGACTTCCAGCCGGTGGATGCCGAGATCCTGATCTCGCTGGACGGCGGCGAACCAAAATCTATCATCACCGGCCAGATCGATGAGCCTCGCATCCACTGGGGTGAAGGTACGGTGACCGTCGCAGGCCGAGACAAGTCGGCCTCGCTGACCGAGAAACGCCGCTCGGAGCAGTTCAAAAATCAGAAGTCTGGCGATATCGTCTCCAAGATCGCTCAGGACCACGGCCTCACTCCGCAGGTGAACGCCGGGTCTGACTTCGCCGGCAAGATCTACGACGTTGACACGGTTCACCTGCTCATGAACCTGTCGGACCACGAAATCCTGACGCGGCTGGCTGAACGTGAAGCCTGTCGGTGGTACGTGGACGGCACGACGCTCACGTTCGAACCGATTGGCACCGAAACCGATGTCTACGGTGTCCTCTGGGTGCCGCCGGATGGTCAAGGGCAGGTTGGCAAAGCTACGGTTCTTGATCTTGAGACCCACCGCAACATGTCGGCAGCTCGGCCGCACAGCGTGGCGGTTCGCTCCTGGCACCATCGGGACGCCAAAAAGTATGACGGCGTGAACCTATCGGGCGGTGTCGGCCAAACAGTCGAGATTGAACACCATCACAACGGCAGGAACCAGTCTCAGGTCGATAAGCTGTCCAAATCGCGTCTCAAGGATGCGATCCGGCACGATTGCAATGTGGTCGTGAAAGCGCCTCTGGATCTCGACATCGACCCACGCCAGAAGATGGAGCTTTCTGGAACAGGCACGATCTTTGATCAGCTCTACGATATCGACAGCGTGGAAATATCCGTCTCTTGGCAAGGCGGCTCTGAGATGAGCATCGCTGGCAAGGTCGCTAAGTCGGGACGGTCTGGAACCGACGACACTGGCGCAACTAAGTTTGAGGCGCCGCCTCCTCAGCAGCCGGCGTCCGTGGCCTCGACGCCAGTGACGACGCCAGTGGGATCGGGCGGCATAGGATCAGCCTGATGGTCGATGTTGCCGAATTCGTCCACTTCATCCGGCGCATCGCGCAGGAGGTCGTAGGGCGTCAGCAGTTTAAAGGCACGCTGGTCTGCACGGCCTACAACCCTGACACTCATGCTGTGAAGGGCATCATCCAGCCTCACGGCATTGAAAGCGGATGGGTGCCGATCGCCACCGGCCACACGGGCAACGGTTTCGGCATCGCTGTCGGACCTCGGGTCGGCGATCCGCAAAAGCTAGACGGTCAAGTCTTCGACCTGCACTTTGACCAAGGCGACCCTGATACGCTCGTCGCTCACCATCGTCAGTTCTCCAGCGCTGAGAAGCCGCCCCGCGTCGAGAGCGGTGAAATGGTGATGATGCACGAGAGCGGGAACAAGGTTTTCTTTGCCAAGGACAAGAGCCTGTCGATCACCGGCCAGAACGGCGCCCTGACAATGATCGATCCTAACGGTCAGATCTCCCACATGCCCGGCAAAGGGCAGTTCGTCCTTAGCGGTGGTGATCCGCAGAAGGACACCTTTGATTTTGTGATGACTGTCAGCGGTCCTTCTACGACCCACAAGGCGAAGATCGGCTAATCCATGTCCCTCGACGTCCTCGTGCTCGGCCCGTTTGTATTTACCGAATTTGCTGTGCCCGAACTGCTACCCGGCGGCGGTCGCCAGCAGATGCGCGTTCACAAGATGCCGGGTGGCGACCGCAAGATCGACACCATGGGGCCGGATGACGATGATCGTCAGTTTTCGGTCTTGCACGTCGGCGAGACCGCGCTTGACGATGCTCTCACGCTCGACGCGATGAGGATATCCGGCCAGCCATACGCCTATTCGAACGGCGTTGAGGCTCGCATCGTTGTCATCGCGGCGGCCCCGTACAAGGTCGAGAAGTTCAACGTGGTGCATCAGGATCTCGTCCTGACCCCCGTCGACAACCCTGCGGGAACGAGCGGGTCGTCGGCAGCGCCTGACGATCTCATTTCAAGCGACGCGAGTGCTGGCAGCGACTTGATCGCATCCAACGCCACAGCGAACGCGGCATATCCGGTCACGACGCCGATCGGTTCAGGCGGTATCGGTTCAGCATGATCCCTGCATCCCTCGCAGCCGCATACACGCTTTGGACATCGTCCATCAGGGTGGCCAGTCCTCTCCGCAAGTCGGCACCCTTGGTCAAGGCTGCGCTCGTCACGGCTGGCTCCAAGGTCGTCGCAGATACCGATGCTGCGCTTGCGGGGGCCGCTGGCGGGCTTGATGCCGCTGACCCTGCTGGGTTCCCCGGAACCTTCGAGAACGCCCTCCTTGGCCTTTGCATCGCAGCCACGGACCAAGGCGACTTGGCCGCCCTTCGCGGGATCGCCGGTCGTCAGCTCTTCAATCTCAGGCAGATCTGATGCCCCAAGCGCCCTACATCGCCTCAACCGTCCCGGCGAAGGTCATCATCACGGACGGGCAGACGAACCTCTTTCGCTACGCCGCTCGTGAGTTCGGCGATGCGCTGCTGGCTTGGCAGATCGCAGACCTGAATGCGCTCTGGGATTTTTGGCCTGACGCTGAGGTGCCCCTTGCGATCCCGCAAAGCGCCTATTCCGCCAACGACGGCATTCGGCCGAACTGACGATGCCAGACTTTGACGTCTTGTGGGGCGGAGATTTTCAACTCGACCCGACTGGAGACCTGCTCATGGTCGACGGGATCGAACTCGACAATCAGCATATTATCCGGAGGCTTTTAACAAGCGTCAAAGGATACGTCTGGCACAACGAGTATGGCGCGGGCCTGCCTCAGCGCATTGGCCGGACAGCGCTTGATCGTGGCATCAAAGCCATCGTGCGATCGCAGCTCGCCCTTGAAGCGACTGTCGCCAAGTTGCCGATGCCGGTGATTGATGTTCAGTTCAAAGCCGACACTGACGGCATCTGCGCCATCAGCATCACCTACACGAACGCTGTGTCGAACCTCCAGACGTCCATCGCATTGGAGGTTCCGACCAGCCGATGAGCACACTTCAGACACGAGGCTTCGCCCAGATCGTCGGCTCAATCGCGGCCGGCATGCAGGGCCGAGTTACAACCCGGTTCCTGAACTTCGCCATCGGTTCGATGCTGAGGAGCATCGCCGAGGGCTATGCCGGCGTCCTGATGTGGCTGCAGGCCTTGGCTCTCAACGTGGCCCGTCTGACCCGCCTCTCGACATCCTACGGCCCTGACGCCGATAGCTGGTTGGCGGACTTTGGCATCACGACGCGGCTAGGCGCTCAGGCTGCCACGGGGCTGGTGGTCTACTCGCGGTTCACTGCGAGCGCGGCTCAGCCCGTGATCCCGGTTGGGGCGCTCGTGCAGACCCAAAATGGATCGATCAGGTTCGTCGTCTACGCAGACCCGACCAACCCGCTCTACTCGTCTGCGGTCAACGGCTATGTCGTTCCCGCTCAGGTGGTCAACGCCATCGTTCCGGTTCAGTGCATCACCACGGGCGTCGTCGGCAACATTGCGGCCGCAGCGATCACGCTGCAGGCTTCCTCGGTGCCCGGCATGGACACGGTGATGAACCCTGGAGCTTTCACGAACGGCCTCGACAGTGAGTCCGATGATGATGTGAAGGCGAGGTTCCGCCTTGACGTTCAAGCTCTGTCGAAGGGGACGCGAGCCGCCATCATGGCTGCGGTCAAAGGCGTCCGCGTCGGCATGCAGGTGACCGTTAGCGAGAACACGGCCCTTGATGGAACTCCTGAGCCTGGCTTCATCACCGTGGTCGTCGACGACGGGTCGGGCAACTGCCCGCCAGACATTGTTGCCGCCTGCCGAGCCGCCGTCACGGATGACGTTATCGGCGTGAGGGCGGCCAGCATCCGAGTGGGTCTTGTGCCGGCCACGATCACCTACGCCAACGTCACGATGCAGATTGCCTCGGCTCCTGGCTACTATCACCCAAATGTGGTCGCGGCCGTGTCAGCGGCCCTGGCGTTTGCCATCAACGGTCTCGGTCTCGGCAATGGCCTGCCGTTCTATGACCTCTCGGCTTACGCCTTGGCGGTTCCGGGTTGCGCCAAGGTGCTGGCCATGTCTCTGAACGGGTCGCAGACCGATATCCCTGATGACCCGACTGCCACCGTGAAAGCCGGCTCTCTGGTGATCAGCTAATGACGCTTGGGACAGACAGCGCTGGACTGCTGCAGCGGTTCAAGAGCCTCATCCCCTACGGCTGGTTCGATGACGCTGCGCCCTTGCGGGACGTGGTGTTTGGCGGGCTCTCGGATGGGTTGGCCTGGAACTACAACCAGATCATGGCCGTCAAGGCGCAAACGCGCCGGGCGACCTCCAGGGGGTGGATGCTCGACCTCTATGGTTGGGATTTCCTCGGCTCTCGCGTCCTTCGGCGAGACGGTGAGGGCGACCCCGCTTGGTCGGCGCGGATCCAGAAGGAGATCTTCCGCCCCCGCGTGACTCGCCAGTCGATCAGTGATGCCCTCACCGATTTGACAGGCCGCACGCCCGTCATTCTGGAGCCTTGGAACGCAAACGACTGCGGCGCTTACGATCTCGGTGGCATCGCATACGCCGGTTCTGACTTCGTGGCCTCGGCGGCTGCCGGCTACGACCTCGGCGGCGCTCTCGACACGGGCTTGACGGGCTACGACCTCCAGATCGGCGCCACCGGCAACACATCCGCTGGCATGGGGGCCTGGGGCTCGCTCGAAGTGCCCTACCAGATGTTCGTCACGGCGTTTCGCCCGCTCGGTGCCGGTATTCAGAACGCGAGCGGCACCGACGTCGGGTCTGATGGCTACGACATCGGCGTGTTCCGCTACACGGACGAAACCGAAGTCACTTCCCCTGTGAGTGACGACGAAATATATGCCGCCGTTGCGGCGACCGAACCCGCAGGCGTGATCGCCTGGACGGCCATTTCGGACTGAACCGACTTTTCATCTGATGCGCGATTTGCAGCGGCCTCGTGGCCGCATGCTGGCGCTCGCCTATCCCACGGGAGGCTCCTATCGACCGCCAGATCGTCTACCTCGGGCAGGTTCCCCGCTCGCTCGACACCCTGCTGACTGGCCAGAATGCCATGACAGCGGTGGGCCAACTGGCTCAGGCTGTCCTCGGCACGGCGACAATCGTCGCGGGGTTCACTGTGTCTCCGACGAACCCGACCTCGCTGTCGGTGATCCTGTCGGCGGGCCAGATCTACCAGCAGGAGAACCTTGAGGCCTCGGCCATCTCGGGGCTCGCTGTCGATACGCACACGATCATCAAGCAGGGCATCAACCTTGATCCCCTGACGCTGACCCTTGTGCCGCCGACCACTATCGGCTTCGCGCAGAACGTCCTGATCGAGGCGCAGTACTCTGACAGCGACGCTGGTCTGACGCTGCTGAGCTACCAGAACCCCGCCGACCGGACACAGACGTTCCAGGGCTCCGGGGGCAACGGCCAGAAGCAGGCGACCGTTCGTAAGGGCATCGTCGCCATCCAGCTCAAGGCTGGTGTTGCCGCGACCTCTGGCACGCAGACGACGCCGCTCCCTGACGCCGGGTGGGTCGGCCTTTCGGTCGTCACGGTGGCCTATGGACAGACCAGCGTCACCGGCACGAACATCGCGCCGTATGCCAATGCGCCCTATCTTCCCGTTACGCTCCCCGGCGTGCCTGCCGGCGTGCAGGCTGGAACGTGGACGTTTGGCATCGACAACGGTGTGGCCAACGCGCTCAACGTCGTCCTGAACCCGTCAAACACCGTCGCTGCTAAGGGCCAGCAGGTGCTCGTTCAGGCAGCCAACACGAACACGGGCGCTGCAACGATTGTGGTCAATGGCGCCGCTGCGGTGCAGATTATCTATCGCGGCCTGCCTCTCGTCGGCGGCGAGATCAAAGCCGGCCAGTTCACCTACCTGACGTTCGACGGCCAGTTCTATCAGCTCGTCGGCACGTCTCAGGCCGCTCCGTCGCAGTATCAGACAGCCTATTACATCCTGAACGGAACCTACACCTACACGGTCCCGCCAAACGTCTCCAAGCTGAAGATCAGCTTGTGGGGTGGTGGCGGATCCGGGGGCAGCACCTCAACCACTAGCGCATCTGGTTCTGGTGGCGGTGGGGGAGGACATGGCCAAGGCATCTATGCTGTCACTGGGGGGGCGACCTACACTCTTATCGTCGGCCAAGGAGCGCCCCGTCCGGCCAAGGGCAACAACAACGGCACAACCGGAGGCACGTCCTCCTTCGGCTCGTTGATCAGCGCTACCGGTGGCTCGGGCGGCGACGGGGTGACTAGCGGCTTCGGTATCGGCAAAACGCCGGGCGGTATTAGCCTTGGCGGCACGCTTAGTATTCCTGGCGGTGTCGGGCGCTCCGGCTTTCTCATCGGCAGTTCCTATTACGGTGGCGACGGCGGTGCCGCGTGGTGCTCGGGAGAGATCCCCTTCACGCTGACCGGCCAACACGATGGCGAGGCGCCTGGCCAGGGTGGAGCCGGTGCTGGTGGCGCTTCTGGCGGCAGCCAAGGCAGCGCTGGATCTAACGGTGCCGTGTTCGTGGAGTGCGTGGGCTGATGTTCGCTCTTGTTCAGCAGACCGTCTCTGACGGCCCGTGGCTCGTTCACGATCTATTTGTGACAGAACCCGAGCTTCACCCAGAACTTGCCCAACACCTCTATGAGGTGTCGGACGTCGTTGGCGTTGCGCTGGGTTGGGAGCGAAAGGCCGATGGTTCCTTCGTCCCCTATGTGCCGCCTCTCGCTGACGTCAAACCCGTCCAGATCCAGATGCTTCGCGCTCAGTGCGCAGGGGCCATCGTCAGCGGGTTTACATCGTCAGCCCTCGGCAAGCCCTATACCTACGGATCATCGGACACAGACCAAGCGAACCTTGGTGATGATGTCGTAGACGCCCAGGCCAGCGACGCGAACTGGCGTGCTCAGATCTGGTGCGCCGACGCGAAGGGGGCTTGGAGCCTCCGCGATCATGACGCTAAGCAGGTTGCCGCTGTATTCTCCGATTTCCGTGCCATGCGTGCGGCGGCACAGGCGAAGTGCGCTGGCCTGACCGAGCGTGTGACGACAGCCAAGTCGGTCGACATCGTGCGATCCGTGACCTGGGGCTGACGGATGCCGACGAACATCCTGTCGCTGCCGGAGCACGACCTCGGCCTGCAGATCACCTTTGAGACATCGCAGGATGCCGATTGGTATGATCCGTTCTGCTGGACCTTTCAGCAGATCTCAGGCGGCGTCACGTCCACGGTGCCCGTCGATCTCACCGGCATCGCGTTCGACATGAACCTGACGACGCCGCAGGGCCAGAAAGTCTTGAGCGTGTCCACCGCCGCCGGCACGATCGTGAACAGCGGCGCCAGCCTCGCCATCAACGTGCCAGTTGGCACCATGGCCCAGGTCGCGGCGGCTACCTACGCCGGACATCTCCACGCAGTCGCTGACGGCCATGTTCGGCTCGTTGCGCAGGCTACCATCATTCACGGACCGGCGGTCTGAAGCATGACGATCACTGCCATTGCGATCCCGGCAGGAGCCATTCAGGTTTCAGCCCTTCCCATCGATTATCAGTGGCGGGGCAACTGGAATCAGACCACCACATATATCATCAACGACAAGGTGTTTCGCGGCGTCTCGACGTGGCGTGCCATTGCGGTCAACACGAACGATGACCCGGCGGGTCAGACGCCGTCCGGTAACTGGGTTTTGGTCGCGCAGGGTCTTGATCCTGCCGTCCTGAACGGCGCTGCTGCTATCGCGAGCAACGCCGCCACGCAGGCGGCAGCATCAGCGACCTCGGCAGCCAGTTCGGCGACACTGGCCGCGCAGCAGATCTCGGGAGCTGCTGCCTACGCGAGCCAATCTGCCGCGTCTGCTGCAGCTTCGGCGGCATCCACCGTCCAGGCGCAGATCGCGGCCGGATCGGCGACGACGTCCTCGACCCTCGCTCAGGCGTGGGCCGCTCAGACATCCGGCACGGTCGATGGTACGTTCTACTCGGCCTACTTCTACGCAACGGCAGCGAGTGGATCTGCGAGCGCTGCGGCAGGTTCAGCCACCGCAGCCGCTGGCTCGGCGACCAGCGCTGCGACATCCGCAAGCACGTCTGCAGCTTGGGCGATGCAGACGACCGGAACGGTTGACGGCACCTATTATTCGGCTCGGTATTACGCTCAGCAGGCAGCCGCTTCGGCGCAAGCCGCTGCAGCCGGCGGCGTGTCACCTTCGGGCACGTTCATCGTCGGGCATGCAATTGTTGCCGGAAATGCGTCCGGCACGACGGTCACTGACGCCGGCATTCCCGCTGGCGCCACCCTGCTTCCGCCTCAAACGAAAACCGGCGCGGCCTACACCTTTGCAGCCGCAGACCTGTATCAGGAAACCCGCCGAACGAATGGCGGAGCCGCGATGGCGGACACTCTGCCGGCGTCGAATACGGTCGGGTTGCTGAACGGTTCAACGATCCAGATCAACAACTCGGACACTGCCGCAACCCTGACGCTGTCGCCGGGGTCTGGCACGACGATTGTCACGTCGGCAGGGACGCAAGCCAACGTCACCATCGGCTCGACTCGGTCCACGCTCTGGACCTACGACCTCGCCAATACGGCTTGGCGCCCCACGATGAACAGCCTGACAGCGGCGCTGCTCACCGATGTCGCCAAGTCCGGCCTCCAGATAGGCGACAAGCTCGACACCTTCCGCGCGCCCGGCTCGTCCTGGCTCAAGAGAGATGGGAGCTACTATCTGTCGGCCAGCTATTCCGTCCTTGCCGCCCTGATGCCCGGTAACGGGCAGAGCACGCTAACGCAGAATTTCACGGAGGCGGTCGGTGGTTTCAACGGCATCGCTTATTCGCCGACGCTTGGTATCTGGGTCGCGGTTGGGGACAATCAGGCGATCTACTGGTCGTCGGACCGCGTGAACTGGACGCAGGCGACGGCCCCGAGCGCGACGACGGGTAACTACGTCGGAGTCATCTACAGCGCCAATTTCTCTGCGTTTGGGCTCGTGTCATCGATCGGGTTCTACGCCTATTCGACGGACGGCAAGACGTGGACGGCAGGCGGCGCGCGTGCCACGACGGCGGCGGCGACCTGCATCGGTGCGAGTGCCACTTCCTTCACGATCGGGTTCAACAACGCCGGCACCGGAGGTCTCGTTTACACGACCGCCATCGCTGGAAGCACGTGGAACACCGTTGCCCCCGCTCCGTCGTTCGTGCCGAACGCTATCCTCAACAGGTTGCCTGACAGCCCGACAGTCACGAACACATCGGGCGGGTGGATCCTTCTCGGCTCAGGCGGCGCCATCGCGACGACGCCAACCCTCGGCATCTCCGGCACGACATACACGTCCCGCACCAGCAACACGACACAGGCGCTCTACGGCGTCCAGCAACTCGCTCACCCGACGCTTGGGACGCTGCTCTACGCGGTGGGGGCGAACGGCGCCATGGTCACGTCGCCAGACGGTACGGCATGGACATCGCGGCCGACCACGTTGACCACCACTTTGCGGGTCGTGGGTCTGATGAACCAGACGATCCGCTACTTCGGTGACGGTGGGCAAGCTGGCTACACGTCCGATTTCAGCACATTCGGCACGCAAACGCTCACGGCGAACTACAGCATCCGTGGCGTGGCGACCGATGGCACCAATGTCGTGCTCGCAGCGAACAACACCGGGGCCAGCCCGACCGCAGGCTACCTCTACAATCTTGGAACGACAGGCGACCCCGCCAAGGGCGCGACGCAGTTCCAGGTCCCTTCCGATCAGCCCGCCTCCGGCGCCGGCTACATCAGGGCGCTCGCGGCATGACCGACACCCGCACGATCTGTGAACTAGACGCATCGGGTTTCTGGACGGGTCAGGCGCTCGACATCGGCCCGCTCGACGGACGCCCGCCGACGTGGATTGAGACAGCGGCCCCGGTTAGCGACGCGCCCGTCCCTGCGGGGCAGGGCTGGGCTTGGTTCGGTTCGTGGGCGCTGACGGATCTGCCGGTTCCGGCTCTAGTGCCCGACCCGGTGCCCGACGCAGTCACCAACTACCAAGCCCGCACCGTCCTGATCGAGGCCGGCGTCTTCGCCAAGGCTGATGCGGCTCTTCGAGGCGCCGATCAGACGGTCGCTGCCAACCAGATCGCCCTGCAAGCCTGGGACTACGCCAACCAGTTTTTCCGCAACCAGCCGATCATCGCCGCCATGCAGGCGGTTCTGGGGCTGAGCGACGCCCAGGTCGACGACCTGTTCCGCGCTGCGGCGAAGGTTTCCTGATGCTCTCACCCACCTACCTCGCCGCAGATTGGCGCTATGCCGACAACGACTGGCAAGGCGCGAATGCGTTGGCCTACACGGTCTACAGCGTGCAGCCGGTGTTCGCCTCGGATTGCGTGACCATCACAACCCCCGGCACGCCCATGAACCTGACCGGGTTCACCGTGCAGGGCGCCATCTACAATCGCGCTCAGCCTGGGGTGGACGGACAGCGCTACGTGCCCGGCGGGATCGGCGCCCCGTTGCCACAGGTCGTGGGTGCCGTGGTGGACGCCGTCAACGGCAGGATCACACTGTCCGTGCCCCGCACCGCGACGATCATCCCTCGCCAGCGCATTGAGTGCTGGTCGAACCCTGACTTGTCGCGGCTGCTCGCCGAGCCACAGATCGTAGACCCCTCCGGCAACATCATCAGCGTGGGCCTACAGCCCCTTTTCGTGTTCTGACGTGCCGACCATCGTCCCATCCCCCTTTCGGCCGCCCACGGCCTCCGCAGGGGCCTCTGCGCCCCGTGCGACAGCAGCATCACCGTTCCATCCTGGAGCCGTCGTGGTGACGAACGGACCGCAGGGGCCGGCGGCTTTGCCTAGCGACTATGGCTTCATTCGCTATGATGAAGCTGCTTCGGCGCCGATCCCGATGACGGAGAACGTGGCGGCTCCCTTCCGCTTTCTCCAGCCTGTCACGATCATGGACAGCCTGCGAGCCCCTTTCGCCGGCATGGCCTATCTCGACACTGATGGCATGACGCTTCGCGCTCGCAAGAATGGCGACAGCTATTTTGTCCGCGTTCGGCTTTCGGTCGTGACGACCCGAGCTGGCGGCACCTTCACCCTCAGTCTGTTCGTAACAGGCAACACCACAGGCCTTTTAGGTGCCAACACGACGAGATCCGTCGTGCTTCCAGCAGCGGCCGGCACGTCAATGCGAATTGACGAGTTGTACCAGCTCTTTCCAGGGCCAGGGTTCGCCGCCAATGGCGCCTTGTTCCAGATGGTCTCCACGGTGCCGGCGACCGTCACCCCGGAAAGCCTGTTCGTGACTCCTCATGTGGCCGCGCAATGACGAGCGTGTTTTTCGACACGAACGCTCTCTACATTGAGGGCTACCGAGACTCGTTCGTAGCGGGAACGCTCACGTTCGACCTCATCGGAAACAAAGTTGGGGTCCGCGTCCTCCACGGCACCGACCATCTCGTTGAGGACGACTGGTCGGTCTACACCCGTCAGGACGGTAGTGCGTTCGCATCCATTGATGACCTGACCGCCTACCTTACGGCTCAGTTCGCCATGCGGCGGCCGGTGGGTGGGATCGTCACGCTGACTGCGGGCGAGAACCTGTCCGGGCACCAAGCTTTGATGTTCGCCTTGGATGGGTCAGGATCGGCGATCCGCGCAGATTTGACAGCAGAAAACTACGCATTCGCCGGGATATCGCTCGGGGCCGCGTCGGTTGGATCTTCTGTCCAAGCTCTCACAGCCGGGCTCGCCATCGAACCTTCATGGTCGTGGGCGCCGCTTAACCCGATCTACGTCGGCATGGCAGGTTCGCTGACCCAAGTCGTTCCGACGTCCGGCTTGTTTCATCTCATCGGGTTCGCGTCGAGCGCAACTTCGCTGCTCGTTTCGCCAGGACCGCTTGTTCAACTCGCTTGAAGGATTGACCCATGGTCGCTCTTGCCGCTCCGCAGCGCCTTCTCACGCAGGGTGCAAAGGCTCAGGTCGAATACGTTCCTGTCACCACGGGCGGTGCGGCGAACGCCAACAACGTCCCGGCGCTCAATGCCAATGGCCAGTTCGATGTCACCATGATGCCGACCGGCATCGGTCCTGACACGCAGGTCCTGCCAGCGACAGAAGCTATTTCGGCTGGCGCTCTCGTCAACATCTGGACGAGTTCTGGGACGATTTCTGTTCGAAACGCTGATGGATCTCAGGCAGGCAAGCAGGCAGACGGCTTTATCCTCGCTTCGGCCGCCAGCGGATCTAACGCCACCGTGTATCTCTCTGGGCTCAACACGGCGGCGGCCGGCACGACGGCTGCTGGGCTTGTGTACCTTTCTGACACGAGCGTCGGGCAGATTAGCGCGGCTGGCGCGACGGTCGCAGGCCACACCTACCAGCAGGTCGGCATCCTGACAGCGGCAGGAACGCTTCAGTTTGACCCGCAGGTTCCTGTCACCCGCGCTTGATTTATCACTATGCCTGTTCGCAAGCCGCGCGTCCTCGCGCCAAATGACGCTGAGCTGGCGAATGGTGACACACTGTTCACCGGCTGGCTTCCGCCGCCACAGGGGCGCCTAACCCTCACCAGCGGCACGCCGGCAATGACGGCGACAGTCCAATCCGGCGCAACGGTCTATTACACACCGCACGCCGGTGATTTGTGCCCGATTTGGGACGGAACGAAATTCATTCCGGTTCGATTTCCAGAGACGTCGCAAACACTATCAGACGCTACGAAGAGTCCGGCCGCTGCGGCAGTTTCGCAAGTCTATGACCTTTTCGGCTGGCTTGACGGATCAATCTTCCGTGCAACACGAGGGCCAACTTGGGCGGCCGGAGCTACGGCAGGCTCCAACGTGCTACGCGGTGCAGGCGCCGGCTCGACCGCCCTCACACGCGTCAACGGCTTCCTCGCCAACCAGTTTTCCATCACAAATGGACCCGCGGCTGGCTTCGGTCTCTATCTCGGAACCATCGCGACCGATAGCTCTGGCGCTACCGTCACCTTCGACCCCGTGTCGTCAGCGACGGGCGGTGGCCTATGTTCGATCAACCTGTGGAACGTCTATAATCAAGCTCCGGTATCGGTTTTCCTGCAGGACACGACGGCGACCCACACCTACTCGTCGTCAACGATCCGCGCGTTCAACGCTTCGGCACAGAATGCGATCTACTTCGTGCGGGGGCTCAACACGGATGGCGTTGAGGCCAGGCTGAAAGCTCGGCTGATGCTCACGAGCGCTTCGGGCGGTGGCGCCGCAGTCGGCATCGGCTTGAATTCCATGACGGCGTTCGCAACCCAAGCGACACCCGCCGCACTGGCCACGGCACCCGGGGCCTCGGCCTCGGTCACAGGCACCTACGCCGGCCTCCCAGGCCTTGGCGTCAGCTACTTCGCGGCGTTGGAACAGAGCGATGGGTCGAACGCCCACACGTTTTACGGTGGCGCTTGGATGTCACTCACGGCAAGCATGAGGTTCTAAGATGGCCCTCGATGCCTATGGTGTGGCAGTTTCGCTTCTGCCGCTTTGTCCGCTCGATGGCACAGCCGGCCCTTATGTAGGATCAGCGACGGGTGTCTACCCAGACGGGAACACTGTGTTCTGGCGACTGGATTTTGGGGCGACTTCGACGGCTTCGCAGCAGCAATCCGCCATCGCGGCTCTGGCGTTGCTGACGGCCTATGTGGCGCCCGTTGTCCCGTCACCTCTGACTCCATATCGGCTTACTGGGTTTTTCACGACAGGAAGCCTTCTGGCAATCGGCACAACGACGATGTCGGTGGTCGTTTCCGGCATCCTTCGCAATGACACCCCGATGATTGCCTTCGGTACGGCATTACCTTCTGGCGTGGACGTTCGCGCGGCTTATCCTGATCCATCCCGCGATGGGTACATGATCCTGCAAGTCGCCATTCTATCGGCGCTGTCCGGTTCGACCACGGTCCCATTCACGCTGATCGGCGTGCGCTAACCCCTCCCACATCGAGATGCCATGACCACGCTCGTCGTCATAACGGACGCGCCTTCGCTTGGCTTGACGGTGGGGAACATCGTCACCGATGACCAAACCGTTCTAACCACATACCCCCAAGCTCGCCTGAAAGCATCGGCCTACGTGGCGGGCTTGCTGACGGGCAACCTGCGCCGCTGTTTCGTGGCGCAGGATCCTGGGACGGGCACGCCTGTCGTGCCGCTCGCGTCTGACCTGCTTACCGCGACCATTGGTCAGAACATCATCAGGTCATCGGCTGGGGTGGGAGTCACCCCGGCGCAGCTCTTCAGCCTGCTCGCGACTTATCTAACCACGAACGGCTACTCCGTCCCGACGTCTACGGCGACAGTTCCCTCCAGCGGTTCTAGCGGAACAGTGAGTGTCAGCGGCACATCGTCAAACGTTAAAAACGTCCTTCTGGTCGGAGCCGATCCCGGGCAGGACGTGGATGATGCCGCTGCCATCGTCTATTACATCCAGCAGCACAAGGCGGGTAATTGCATCCTGCTCGCCATCACGGTGTCACCTGATAACAACTATGCGGCGGCCGTGGCACGCATTTTGCTGGATTACGCTGGCCTTACGAGCATACCCGTTGCGGCCCGCCAGACGGGCGGTGTGAGTCAGAGCGATTATTTCGACGCCTCACTGGCATCGTTTTACGGCTACTCGCAGACTAAGACGGCGTTTCCGGTTCCAGTGCCACTGCTGCGTCAGCTACTGGCGTCATCCCCAGACGGTTCGGTTGTCATGTCCTGCACGGGGCCAATCCCCGACGTCTACGACCTCATACAGTCCGCTGGGGACGGCATTGATGCCCGCACCGGCACGGCACTGATGCAAGCCAAGGTAGCTCGCATTGGCATGATCGTCGGCGACTACACGGGCGCGGCTACCGCCAACGGGGCCAACGAATACAACCTTAGCTTCCTGCCCGCGCAGGCCAAGGTGGTCATTGACACGCTGACCGCGCTGCCGATTGATGTCTACTGCTGTGACGGCAACCTCGGCCAGAACACGTTCTGCGGGCCGCTCACGACCTCCAACACCGCATCGAACCCACTCAAAAACGCCTTCTCCATCTCGCAATCGAACAATCCGTCTCCGATCGTCACCCAGAACGGCCGCCTGACGCGCGCAAGCTGGGACCTCATCGTTTCCGACGCCCTGATCAACCTGGGGACAAATTATACCGTCGACCGCGGCACGATGCAGTTCACGACGACGAACAATGCGTCAAGCTGGACCCGGGGCGCTGGCAACTGGTGCTTCCTTGTCCCGAAGAGCAACACAGCTTCGCTGCAGGCCTATTACAACCCGATCATGGACGCTTTCGACCAGGGCGCGACGGCACCGGCCAAGCCCACGTTCAGCGTCTCCGAGGCATCGCAGGGCACCGTCGTGGTGGCGCCCTCGGTCTCGTTCTTCACCTCCTACGACTACACGGTCGATGCCGGCACGACATGGACGGCCATCCCCACAGGTAGCATCACCACCCTGTCACCCGCGACGGCGTACACCATGCAGATCCGTGGTCGACGCTACGGGCTCACCGGCCCGAGCAGCGACGCGGTGTCGTTCACGACCAAGGCCGTGACGGCGCCCACCAGCATCGAGACGGTGCCGGGCGCCATCCGGCACGCCAGCTTCGGGGTTGTCGCCAGCCTGACGCCGAACCCGCCTGGGACCTCGCGCATCACGGCAGTGACCGACACCGCGACGGCAGCGAGCCCGTGGAAAACCGACCTTGGCCCCGCCTACGTGTCGCCGTCCTACTTCGGCGCGTCCCGACCTGCGCTGCGGTCGGCCAACGGCGATGCGAACTCGTCGCTGCCGGGCGCCTTCGGCCGGGTCTACAACGACCTCGCCGAACTCGCGGGCAAGAAGGACTGGGCGATCTTCCTGTCGGCCGCAATCGACGCGGACCGCAACAGCGGCTCGCGCCTGATCTCCATCGTCTCCGGCGGGGGCCAAGACTATCAGGCCGGCGGGTGCCTCGTGCAGGTCCCGACGAGCGCCAGGACGACGCTGCAGGTCGCGGTGGGCGGGAGCACGATCCTCTACGGCGGATCGAGCCCTTGGACGCGGTACGGGCCTCTCGTGGCAGCGCTGGTCTGCACGAATGGCAGCCTGCAGTTCCGGGTCAACGGGGTGAACGTCGGATCGCCGGTGGCGATGCCGGCTTTCGGCTCGGCGCCGCGCCTGGAGTTCCTGCGCGAGGCCGGCGAGGACGGAAACTGCCTCTTCGCTGACATTCTGGAAAGTGCCGTCCTGTCGTCCGCCCCGACCACGGCCAACCTCGCCTACGTCGAAGGCAAGCTCGCCTGGAACGCGACTGGCGACGGATCGCTGCTGCCGACCGGCCATCCCTACAAGACCGTGAGCCCCTGATAGCCTGACGCGGTCCGCTCATACCCCACCCCCGGCATTCTGCCAAGAAACCCAGTTTCACCCGCCCGGCGCCGGCCCGAGCGGGCGCTTTCGCTCGTCGGCATAACCTGAAAGCCCATCATGTCCCTGCTGAGCCAGTTTGAAGAGAAGGCCGAAGCCATGGCCGAGGCGATGTTTGACCACGCCACCGTGACGGCGGCGCTGAAGAAGAAGGTCGAAGCCGGTGAGGCCAAGATCGAAGACGCCGTGAAGTCCGTGGAAACCTCGCTGGCCTCGGCTAAGGACGAGATCTTGGGCGAAGTCCGGTCCATGCTCGACACGCTCAAGACCGAACTGCTGGGCGACTTCGGAACGGTTTCGACCGATGCTGTCGCCAAGGCCAAGGATGCCGTCGCCTCGCTCAAGAACTCGGATGCCGATGCCCCTGCCGCGCCCGCGACCTCCGATGCCCCCGCCGCTGAGGCGCCTGCCTCCGAGCCGGTTGCGGCCCCGACCGCCACGGTGAACGACATCGTTGCCGCTGATGTGCCCGAGGCCGATGCATCGCACATCGCTGCGGCTGTGGCGGCTCACGATGACGCGGTTGCTGCTGGCTCGACCCCGGATGTGGCGCATGCCGATGCGGTGTCTGCGGCTGCTGCGGCTGGCGCGGAGCCCGAGGTTGCGGTCAAGATCGCGGACAGTGTCGCGACGAACCCGCCGACTGACGGCACCGCGAGCGCCTGACCGATGCTCCATGCCATCGCCCTAGCCGCGCTAGTCCCGGCTCTAAGTTTGATCCACCGGATCCGGGGCGGTGGCATCGTCACCCTGCCCTTCAAGGCGACCTATGTCATCTGGCCTCTCGTGGGCTTGCTGGCGTGGGCCGCTGGGGCACCCTGGCCTGTCGCTGTCGTTTGGGCGGTGGGCTATCTTATCTGGATCCTGCCGGCATGGACGATCTTCCTGACCCGCGCTGTCGGGGCGGCGATCCCTGCTGGGCAAGTGGTCGGATCAGGGCTGGACGTGAAGCTCGTAAACGCGCTGAGCTTCGGCAACCCTGACGTGGCGTGCCTCGTGCGGGCTGCGTTATTCCTAGCCCCGCTGGTGGCTGGTCTCGTCGCCTTGGATGTCTACGCCGATGCCGGTCCTGTCTACGACGTCGTGCCTCTGCTGCTGATCGTGGCGGCATTCCTGCCGGCCTACCTGATCGGGTACAAGGCTCGCCCTACGAACATGGCGAGCGCCGCTGAGTGGATCGTCGGAGCATCGTGGGGCGCTGCTATGACGGGGATGCTGCTGTTGGCGTGAGGCGAGGTGTTCACCTCAGTTCCGCAACCACTTCCGTCCGATATGTCATAACGATCGTTCGTTATTTCAGTCCATATGTCGAACGGGTAGCAGAAGGCAGGGTCGGTCAGAACCGCCTACTTGGCGGCGCGCCTGGATCGGCATAGCGGTTGTTTATTCCGTGGCGCGTGTCGCTCGGATGGCGCGTTGCGCGACCCTCGCGTCGGCGACGGGAAGGGTTCAGCCCTCGACAAGTTGAGACCCGACCCGTCGCCCCTCGTCACACGTCGCTGTAGCGAGCGGCGGGACACCGACTCCTATCATGGAAAATTCACAAGGCCATAACGGTGGGGCAACAGTCCCCGCTATCCCGGAAATCCTACTGACCGAAATCGAAGGCGAGCCTCGTGCTCGTGACATCGACATTGCGAAGCGCTTGGGCTTCGCGGTTGGGGGCGAGCGCCAGATCCGGCGCTTGATCCAGCGAAATCGTGCTGAGCTGGAAAGCTACGGTCCGTTGGCGTGTCACCGCGACACGTCAATCAGCGGCAAAGGGCGCCAGATTGAGGTCGACGAGTTTTGCTTGAACGAAGAGCAGGCTCTGACGATTGCCGCGATCTCCAAAGCCCCGAAAGCTCCGGCCGTTCGGTCCATGCTGATCAGGACGTTTGTAGCGTGGCGCCGCGGCCACTTGGTTGGGTCTAACGATGATCAGGTTGCCAAGCTGGAAGCCAAGCTGGCTCACTTCGAGAACATGCTAACGGCATTCGCCATCAACAATGACCCTCGGCGCGCTGCTCTCGAATACGCCTCCGTCTGCGAACTGCTCAACGAAGCCGGGGCGTTCCCCAAAGGTCGCAACAGTCTGAACCGCCGCGTCGGCTACGACCTTAAGCTGCGCTCGCTGAAGACGGTGGCGAATGACGATCCCTCGCCGGTCCGGCGTGCAGCTCACACCGGGACGTGGCTGTATCGTCGCGAGTTCGCCGAACGGTACATGCGGGAGCGTGGGGCCAGCCTCGTTGCCGACCACAATGCGAAGGTCACGGGCGGACAGGGCGTCATCGCCTTCGCTGACCGCCGCAAGTTCAAGGCTCCCGGCAGTCAGCCGGCGGCCTAATCGTGATGCCGCCCTATCGCGAGGTGGGGCGGCTCACAATTCTCTAAACTCGTTCGGCTCAATGACGTTGCCCGCGTCGTCAAGCCAGACACCATCCATGCCCTTCTGAGCGCGCCGTATCATTGGGTGTTCGTCCACGCGCACTTCGACCTCAGTGCAAACCGGAGCGGCTTGGATATCACTCCATGTCTGCTCGCGCTCAGACTTCGCCAGCCTGTCCATGACGTTCGGATAGCGAGCCTTGGTGTCGTCAATCACCTCGCGAGGTGTCGAGCGCTCCTTCTGCGGCTCTGTCGCCGCCATCCAAGCATCGAAGGCGGCACCAGGGCTTGGGTAGGACAGCACGCCATTGGCCATCCAAGCTTCGCCACCATTCGCGGGCGAGATAGTCACAGCTCCGCGAGGATGCTGGCGACGGCTCTCTCTGTACTCCGCCTCCCGCACCTTGGCGAGGAAGGCTTCGGCGGCTGCGTTGAGGTCGAAGCGTCCGTCGAAGCTAGCGGCTCTTGGATCACTGCCGTCCATGTATTCAATTCCGAGCAGACCAGATCCGACTATGGCATCCGCCAGCATCTTACCGAGATCCATCGCATACTCCGTCATGCCTGCGCCCAATCTTTGAGAAGTTGCTTCGCCCGCACGAAGACCTCAAAGCGATGGGGTTGCGAAGAGAAATACACCGGCATGCCATCCAGTGCCCGTAGCATGGCGCGCTTCTGCCAAGGCCACATGCCTGCAACGTAGTGCTGGCCAAGCACTTCCAGGGCGAGCGTGGAGGCTTCCAGCCGCGTGATCGCGGCGTCGACCTGCTGATTGAAGTCGTCCTGCGTGGCAGGCTTCATCACCCCACCTCCGCCTCAAGCACCGCGACTGCGTCGGCCATCCCCCGAGATCCTAGCACGGTTGAACCTCGTCAATATCCGCCACCGATGCCTTCGCCCGCTTCGGCAGCGCGGCGCAGAAATTCGCGAGCCGTCAGGAAGTCGCCCTCATCCACTGGACGAGCGCTTGCATCTTCGCCGATAAATCCGCCCATGCGCGCATCAGCATATGACTGAGGAATCATGGCGTTGGCGGCCTTCACGGCCTCTGGCGTGTGATCGTAGACGCCGATCATGTCGTAGTCGCGCATCTTCTCGTGGTGTTCCTCGGGCTCAAAACGCCAGCACCAGTCGCCTACAAGCGAACAGCCGTTTCTGGTGTGTAGCGTGTTGCCCTCGCCGCCCGACATCTCAGCGCCCATCGCTTACCTCCTTTTCAAGCTGATCCACGATCGCCTCCCACTCATCGCCTCTCAAATCCGTCTGTGCAATGAGTGAGCTTATTGCCTGTGACGGATTTTGCAGCATCTCGACCGCCCGTCTCAGCCCGGCCTTCCATGCCGGATGCCTCGTCAGATCCGGCGCCTTCCGTTCAACATGCTTGGCTGTGGCGCGGGTGTTCCCTTCGGCCTTGGCTGTAGACACGGCTTTCGTCAGGGTCTCGGCTGCTGCCGCTCCATCTCCTCCCGCAGCCTTGATTGTCTCCATGGCCAGCCCCGCGGACACCTCGCCGGCCTTGACCATGTCCACCACGGCGCTGTCGCTCGCCCGGAGCTTCAGCAGGTCCGAAACATAGTTTCGCGACACGCCTACCTTCTTGCCGATCTCGGTCTCGGACCAGCCGAAGCCGATCAGCTTGGCATAGACGTTCGCCTTCTCGATCGGAGCGAGGGGCTTGCCCTGGTTCCGCACGAGCTGCGACAGAACGCGATCCGCCTCAGATGAGGCTTTCGTCTCGGCCTGAACCTTGACGGTTTTGATGTCGGCTCCGAGCACGTCCATCGCGTACAAGGTCGCGGCGAGCCTGCGATGTCCGTCCGTGATGTAGGCGAGGCCGTCGCGCAGGAACGCAGTTAGCGGCTGTGTGACGCCAACCTCGGCGATGGATCGCGCAAGGGCGATGTCGTCCTCGTCCTCAGGCGAGAACGTCACGGTCCTGCTGTTCCAGCCCTCCTGAACATGGAGTTTGCGGGGATCGTAAAGGTAGAGGCTGGCGACCTCCTCCGCGTTATCGCGAAGGCCGCGCTTCTTCGGCTTGGTGTCGGTGACGTCTTCGACGCGGATCATGACGGGTCCTTGGTCTTTTCGATCTGCAATGGCTGTTCCTTCGCGATTGCGGCGAGGCCAGCTCGTGCAATGGTGTTCTGGATCCAGGCGTTGACCTCGACTTTCGCCTTCTCAAGGCGAGTCTCAAGATGCTGGGAAAACGACTTCGCGACGAACGGCAGGTTCGACTTAATTTCTTGTCGAGCACTCCGAATTTTGCCTAGCAGGTTGGCCTTCGCCTTCCCGGATAAAGAAACTTCGGACACGGCAGTTTCAAGCTCGGCTAGGCGTTGATCGACTATGTCGACGCGTGCGTCGCCCTCGGCTTTGAAAAACTGCCCGGCATCTCGCAGAGGAAACGTCGGCACCAAGCCGACACCTTCCCGCTCGCTGATGGTGACCTGTGTTCCCGACCCATTGCCGAAGCTGGAGACCATTGCGGCCCATTGCGCTTCGCTCATGCAGAAAGCGACGATGCGCTTTCCGGAAAACGCCCAATCATGAGAGAGGTAGCGGCGCAACTCACTTTCATAGAGGGTGACCTCAACGAACTGGTTATGATCAAAATCCGATCCATAGAGCGTGGTACGGCCAGACACCTTCGACACCACAACCTGCCCGAAAGCCGGGTGGGTGATGGACTTCCCATCATGTCCTTGGCCCTCTTTAGGTTCTTCTATCGGGCGCATCATCAACCTCGCTGCTGCATCTTGCTCTTTTATCGTGCGCACGATATAACGTCAACATATCATGCGCACGAAAAGGTGAGCTTTGACGAACAATCATGCGCACGTTACCCCTCGGCGCATGGGGCGTGACAAACTCTGGACCGAGCGGCTGAACGTGACGCTGCCCACCGGGGCTAAGGCGCAGATTGATGCCGCCTTAGAGGTTGGCGAAGACAGCCTTGATTTCACCCGGCAAGCGATCAGCGACCTTCTAGAGCGCCGGGGCCATCCGCGCCTGCTGGATCCGAAGCGCGACAAGACCGCTCGCCCAAAAACCAAACCCGACTAGCCCTTCAGCTACCCGCTGCGGGGCCGCATCCACATGCGAGGCCCCATGCCTACCGACCCTGACGCCGAAGCCTTCTTCGCCGCGCATGAAGCGGCTCCTGGCCTTGATCCCGAAGCCCTCCGCCTCGCGATCGACGTCTACATGGAGCGCCTACACCTCCATGTGAGCCGAACCCATGAGGAGCGTGAGCTAACGCCCGCCGAGGTGCTGAGGGCCTTTGAACCTCGGACGGTGACGTTTTGACCGCGCCGATGAAGACCTCTGCCGCTGGACGTGCCGCGCTCACACAGCGCGAAGGGCTCCGGCTCACTGCCTACCGCGACAGCAAGGGCATCCCGACCGTGGGCGTCGGCCACGTCAACGCCACGCCGCCCGTGACTGTGATGGGCATGACGATCTCGCGGGCGCAGGCCGACGTGCTGCTGGCGGCGGACTTGGCGCCGATGGAGGCTGTCGTGAACGCTGCGGCGCCTCGTGGCATCCCGCAGAACGCCTTTGATGCCGCAGTGAGCCTCGCCTTCAACATTGGCGCTCACGGCTTCGCTGGCTCGACCGTGGCCCGCAAGATCGCCAGTGGCGACATGAGCGGTGCAGCCGATGCGTTCCTGCTGTGGAACAAGCCGCCCGAGTTGATGGGGCGCCGCAGGGCCGAGCGTACTCAGTTCCTGACACCTGACGATCATCCGGCCATCGCCTCCGACCCTTCTGCCCCCGTCCTCAACGGCATCATCGCCGCCCTGAACGCTGCGGCCAAGCCGGTGTCTACGCCGCCCCGAGTGCCGCTGATCCCACCTGTGAGCGTCGGGCCGCACAATCTCCCCGCCCAGAAGCCAACTGGCCAGGGCTGGTTCTCCTCCCTCCTGTCCATGTTCAAGCGAGCCGCCTGATGTCCCCCGAAGTCCTTCAAGCGTTGTTCTGGCTCGTGCGGGTCGGGCTGATGAACGCCCCTACCGCCTACCTCGTGACCAAGGGATTCATCCGGCCCGAAGATCAAGCGGACTTCGCGAGCAATGCGACCACGGTGATCTTCGGCGCGGCGTCCGTCATCGGCATCGCTTGGTCCTGGCTGGCGCGTCGAAAGAAGGCTGTCATTGCTCGCGTGGCCGACATGCCAGACGTCCACTCCATTCACGCGGACCAAGCCCTGGCTGACTCCATTCCGTCCGACAAGGTGAGGGCTCCCTGATGGGCTGGTTCACTAAGCTGATCACTGGCGGTATCGGATCCGCCATATCTGGCATCTTGGCGCCAATCTTCGGCTACATGACGACGGCTCGCAACGACGACCTTTCAGGCTTTCAGTCTGGCGTCGGGTCAGACACCGACCGCTACAAATCCTACTTGTCGGCCACGGTGCAGATGGCGCAGATTAGAGCGTCGCAGAACATGTGGCTCGGCGCCCGCATTCTGTTTCTCATCGGTGCCGCCGGTCCTGTGCTGCACTCCACGGGAGTCTATCTCGATAGTCTTCCCTGGTTCGGTCATGTCGTTGGTTCCTGGGGCATTCCCAGGGTGCCCGCGCCCTATGACGACCGAGAGGGCCAGATCGTCCTCAGCTTCTTCATCCTTGCCCCGGCAGCGCCCGTGCTGAGCGCTGCAGCGGCGTGGCTCCATCGGCGGTGACGGCCATGCTGCGCCTCGTCATCGCAATCGCAATCATCGTCTTACGGCCCCTAACGGCATGGGCCGATCCCGCTGAAGATGCCGCAAACGCCGCGAAAACCGCGATATCTCAGATCCAGCATGACGGAGTGCCAGGCTCAATAGCCGTTCTGATCGGCTTGGGCCTCGTCACGCTTCTCGTGTTCGCAGGCTTGGTCATTCGCGCGCTCTATAACGCCAATGTTGCTTTGCAGAATAAACGCGCTGAAGAAGCCGGTCGGGTCTCTGACGCAGCCATAACCACGGCCACTAAGACCGAAGCATCCATCAGCAAGATGCAAGAGGATATGCGAGAGATCGCTCGCACGCAACAGGGAATGCAGACATCAATCGGGACCATCACAGTCGCCATGACAAATATGGCAACACAGATGACTCGCAACGAGGACCGCCTTGATCGTGCTAGGAGTGCTTCATGATCATGGAGAAGATCCTTATCGCACTTGGCTTCGGCGCTGCCGTTCGTATCCATAACGACAAGGTGCATGATGCGAACAATCGCGTTTTAAGCGCAGCTAGTATAGCGACCCGTATGGAGCGGCAGAGCGGTAAAACATTTGATGGTATTGCAGACCGTCTTACTCTTTCACAGCAGCGCGAAATCATGCGTAAAGACAGCGAATATCTAAAAAGCGCCATTGGCGGCATGATTGAGCACGCCAAGGACGAGGACCCCGACTCCGATATCCTCAGAGCGATGGATGCGCCGTGAGCACCCTGATTTTTCGTATCCTTGTCAGGGCCGCGCTTATCGCCGCCTTGGTCGCAGTCCCGACTTATCTTATCGTCATAACAGGCAACATACCTTTATGGCTTAACGCATTGGGTTTTGTTGCCATTGCTGTTGCAACAGGTGTAATTTTCCTCAACAGCAAACGCACGGTCAAATTTTTTACCCGCGATGTGGTGAGCCAAGCGCAGGTTCACGCGCTATCTATTACCGGGGGCATGTTGGCAATCATCCTAGGAGCTGCGGCAGGGATTCACTGGAGAACCCTAGGCCACAGCTCGGCACTTATCGACAACACTTCTACGGTTGTGACCCGTGTACTTTTCGCCTACGTGACGGTTGGCCTTTTTCTTACGGCTGGAAAATTCGAGGAAAATCTCTCTTTAGGTCGGCTGGGGAAAGTGATCGCTATCCTCGTTCTGATCATCGCCGTCTTCGCCACCATCGTACTGACTGATCACAACGGCACCCTGAGTCAGGAGCCGAGCGTGGTGATCGGCTTGCCGCAGGGGGTCCGACCATGACGATTGAAGACGAAGACCGCGAAGACGAACGATCTTTTAGTGAATACAGCCGTCTCGGTGGTACGATCTCAGGCTTCACCGCTATCGTGGCAGGCGTCCTGCTCGGGATCGGCGTCTTCGCCAGCCCTCGCGTGGAGCTTTTCGCTCTGCCGATCTTCCGAAGCTATCAAATCCCGCCGGGAAGCGTGACGCGCGTCGGCCAGAACCTGTGCTGGACCCGCATGGGCGAAAAGGTCCGCAACCCACCGCTCACCGACATCGACATCACAGTCGATTATATCTCTGATCGATCGGGAAAGCTGGCGCATCAACCGACACCGGGCCTGTTTTTTGAGGCGAGCGGCGAGGATTTCACCACGGATGACGTGGCCGGGGAGGGACCATTTTGGACCCGTGTCTGCGTCAAACTCTCGTCGCGCATCAAGCCGAACCAGCCCGTACAACTTCGCCAAATCGCCTACTTCGGCAGCATCACAACCCTCTACAGCGTCCCCGTCACCCTGCCGACAATCGTGTTTCCAGCCAGTGCGGCCCCGATCTTCGCTGG